AGATGGTTTACTGAGGGTAAGAAACCTATGCATCTTAGAAAAAAAGCACTTGAGTTTGTACAAAAACTTATGGATGCACCAATAGATCGTATATGTATTGAGAACCCTGTTTCGGTGATTTCTTCACATATTAGAGAGGCAGACCAGTTAATAAATCCCTACCAGTTTGGGGATATGGAATACAAAAGAACTTGTCTTTGGTTAAAGAATCTACCAAGATTAAAAGATACTGATAATGTACTTGAAGAGACAAAAAAGCTTCCAGAGAAAGAATCCAAGAGGATTTGGTGGCTTGGTAGCGGTAAGGGCAAGGAGCGCAGTAAGTTTTATAGAGGTATAGCAAAGGCCATGGCAGAACAGTGGGGAGATGAGAGTAAACTGCCCGAACCTATGGAACAGCTTAGTATTTTTAACCTTTTATAAACCCTGTACATCTTAAAAAAATATGATTAGAATGGTTTTACAGGGCAGAGATGCTCACAACCTCTTTAACTAAATGACTAAAAAAGAAGCATTAAAGGCCTTTAGAGTACTTTACAAAACTTTCACAAACTACCGACCTGGCGATACAACTGCCAAGCGAACAGAGTGGAATGATTTTACAGACCATCTTTGTAAACAGGGTCTTATTACAAGTAAACAGTATGACACTTGGGATCAACCTTTCTAATGACTAAAAAAGATTACGACGAAGCAATCAGTTGGTTAAATAATCGGTATATGTTTGAGCAAGACATGACCAATGAAGTTTACCTTTTACTTCGTAAAACAATACAAACAACTTACTTAAAATCAATTTACAACAAAAAAAATGAAACTTCTAACAAAAGCAATTCTTAAAAAACTACCAAAACTTTATTCTTCAGCAGCACACGAAGATACTGAAAAAGAGTTGACCTTTCATCTAAAACTGTTTTGCCCATGGTCTTTTTGGACTTGGTACATAGCAGAATACGACCCCGAAACTGGCATTGCATTTGGATACACCATAGGTTTTGAAAACGAATATGGGTCTATTGATGTTAAAGAATTAGAAACAGTTACTGGGCCTCTTGGTCTTAAGATTGAAAGGGATATAACTTTTCAATCTATAGGACAAAAAGCCTTAATGGAAAAGATTAAAAAGAATGGTCAATAATGGTAGACAAAGGGGAAAACCTAGACTATAATTGAAGTAAGGGCGAGAGCCTACAACCTCAAAAAATTCATGAACAACGATTTACAAAGAGAGATAGACGACATCAAGTCTAAACTCCAAGAAGCACAGAATGGTTACGCTTACTGCTGTGCTACTGCCGACTGGACAGACTTAAGTAAGCACAAAAAGAATGTTTCTAAGTACACTAAGATGCTTTCTGCACTACTAAGACAGAGGGCAAGAGTATGAAACATTTATTCTTGTATCTAGCGGTGGGCAGTATTCTGTTTACCGCTTTTGATTCGTCTCTTAAAGACATGACCAGAATCGATTGCAATGCTGGCATTGAACTTGCATGCAAGGAGGTGGCCAAGTGGTAAGAGATATGAGAAAGATTCTTGAGACTTTACAAGATCAAGAAGAAAAACAAAAGCTCAATAAAGTTCAACTTATTGATGCTGTCTTACATCTTTCGCAAACAGTAAAAGAATTGGCAGTTAGTACTGCTGAAACTTTAGTGAAAGCAGATGAAAAATCTAACATCATGAAAGACTTTACTGTTAGACAAGCAGAAAAAATTACCATGCTTGAACTTCGTATTGCAAACCTAGAAGAAAAACTTAATGCCAAAAACTAAAAAAGAATACATACCAGCAGAGGTATATCATGCAGACCCAGCTTATTCTGCATCGGATTGTAAGCTGTACAAAAAGACTTGTCCTAAAGTTTTTTATGAATCTAAGTATGGCGAACAAAAGTTAGAACACGAACCAGCTTTGAAAAAAGCTTTTCGTACTGGCGAACTTTGTCATGCTTTTACATTAGAACCTGACCGTGCAAAAACCGCATATGGTGTCTGTCTTAACAGATCAACAAAAGCTGGTAAGGCACAGGCAGAGGAAATGGCGGCAAAAGGTATAGAACCTATAACTTCTGCTGAATATGAACTTGCATCTAATGTTGCTAATGCTGTATGGGAACACCCATTGGCAAAGAAACTTCTTGCCAAAGGCCATGCAGAACAAAGTTTTTGGCGAGATGATAAAGAAACTGGTCTTACTTGTAAGGCAAGATGTGACTTTATAAATGGCGATACAATTGTCGACCTAAAGACAACTGGCGAGGGTAACAGCCATCCCGATAAATTTATTAAATCGGTTGCTTCCTACCTCTACCATCTACAGGCTGCTCATTACTTAGAAGTAATTGGTGCAAAGCGATTTGTATTTATAGCAGTTGAAAAAGTTTTCCCATATGCAGTAAGCATTACAGAATTAGATGATGCTGCTCTTGATTGGGGATTGAAGTTACGCCAGGAGGCATTGCAAGGCATTGCAAAATGTCATGAGGATGCTTATTGGCCAAGCTACACAGATGACCAACCAGCAGTACTTAGTTTACCAAGCTGGGCATATTAACAACTTTCTAATCATGATACAAACTTCAGAATCACACGAAGGTCTTGCAGAGGCCTTACAACAAGCACAAAAAGAATTTCCAAGCTTGGCAAAAACCAAACAAGTAGGTGTTGGTAACTTTGGGTACAGCTATCTTCCACTGGAACAAATGCTTTCTCTTGTTACACCTGTACTTCTTAAAAATGGTCTTTGCATAAGTCAAGGGTTTGGCTGTAGTCCTACAGGGCAAACACTTATAGTGACAAGACTCTTCCATAAGAGTGGTGCCTATATAAAAAGCGAACTGCCAATATTTCTACCCGAGAGAGATATGGCCAACCCTAAGAAAAACCAAACACATCTCTGGGGTGGTGCGGTCACATATCAAAGAAGATACAGCATTAAGTTGATCTTAGGTCTTGAGACAGATATGGACTTTAATATGGAAGAAGAGGAAAAAGTGCAAGAAAAAAATATTAATAAAGGCGAAGTCATAGAGACTTTGCGAGAACAAGTAAAAGAAATTTCCAATATTTCTGATACAGAAAAAACTTATCAACTTGCCAAAGGTGCGATTAAAACAGCAAAGTCTGTAGAACAGTTAACAGATTTTAAGAAAAACATTGCAATACGTTTTGCAAAGGGTAAACTAACTCTTACACAGAAAGAGGAATTAGAAACTCTTATTGTTAACAAGAAAAAGGTGCTTGAATAAATGGAACAAGACCAGCCTTATCTATCAACCAAAGACCTCGCCGAACGCTACGGGATTACTCAAAGAACCATAAAAAAATGGCGAACAAGTACAAGAAGAGGTAAACAAGAAGGTCCCGAGTGGTATACAGTTCCACGAACTGCAACCGCTTTGGGTTCTCCTCTAATTAGATACCCACTTCCACAAGTTCTTGCTTGGGAAGAAACAAACTCAATTATTCCTATTAAATCTTTTTAATTATGGCCTACGAAAATCTTTTTACAGGACGTCTTGTCCTCTTTGAAAATAACGACAAAAAATCAGAAAAGTCACCTGATTTTGGTGGCAATATTGAATTTACTTTATCAGATGCCATGGCACTTACAGAGTGGATTACAGCACAAGAAGGCGAGGACAACTATGCTGGCGAAAAAGTTGTAAAGATACCAGTAAGTGCTTGGAACAAAATGTCGGGAAATGGTAAATCTTTTATATCAGGATCAATTTCTGTATTGAAAAAAGAAAAAGAAGAATTACCTTTTTAACTATGGCCAAAGTACTAAAAAAAGTTACTGACCCAAAACTACCTCTTAATGTCGCAATATTTCAAGACCATTTAGCACTTGGTCTTGAGTGTTTCGACCTAAACTGGTTTGATTTTAGGCCACATACTTGCAGCAATAAAGATTATGGAGATGGCATCTTGTTTTCACAATTAGATGATACCCATAAAGAATGTTGCCAAGCAGAAAATGCTTTGATTGTTTCTAACGAAGGCTTGCATTTACCTAACAAAAAAATCTTGCCTTTCAGTAACGAACAACCACCAACAAAAATGGCCTTGCTGGTTTTATCGGCAATGGTAAATGAACAACCTTTACATTTCGAATGTCCCGAATGCGATTAGATTTTACAAACAAAGCACTTGAGGATTGGATAAAACTTTGTCCTTTTCCAATAACAGTACAACAAGCGGTAACACAACCAAAAGCTTGCAAACACATAACAATAGATGTGACCATTGAAGCAAGCAAGACAAAACCGAATCCAGACTTTGTTGCATCAGATCAACAACAGTTTCTTGAGTTAAGATATTACAACTTAGATAAAAAACTCAAAGAACTTACAGCACAAAGATTTAAAGAAGACAATCCTCTTATACAAAGAAAAATATCAAAGCAGATACATGCTCTGTTTGATGAAAAATTTGAAATCGAAAAACAGTTAGATGTTCAAGAAAAATCGTAGGAAGCTTGTAGTCGACTATGCCGACTTAATGGGCAAGACAGTAAAACGCACTTTTGATGGCGCAAAGTTTAAATGTGTAACCATTCAATATGCAAAAAATACAGAAATTTTGTATGTAAGCATCTTGCGTTGTTATGACTTTGAAAACATAGACAATGCTACTGAATATGCAAATGCTGTGGCAAACAAAGCTATTTTTATTGATTGGGATAACTTTTTCTTAAATTATGAATTTTCAGAAAAAGAATGCGAAACAATCTCGGGTAACAACTTTTCAAACAATTTGATAAAGGCCAACTGGAACCAAATAAAAAAAGTATTTGTAAAAGATTTTAAAGAAGGCGCCCATGGGAAAAAGGATTGATTTAAAAGACTTACAACAGTACATTGATGATAAGGGATTTATCGTACAAAACCACTGCTGGAAATGTCAAAAAATCAGTTACAGAAATGAGAAAGATGCCAAAACAGTTTCAGCAGATATGTTTAGACTTGGCAAAGGCCATACCTATGCATATGCCTGTCCTAAGGGAAACGGCTGGCATCTAACCTCTAAAAAACCAAGAAGTGCAAATTGCCCCAGGCAAAAAAAACAATGCAAATCGACACGACAAAGTAAACCTGAAAGGAGGCGACAATGAGTGATTCTTTAAAACTCAGAAGATTAAAAGAAATGCGTTTGGCAAACTTAGAGAAAGAGTTGCTTGACGAAACCTTAAAAGGTTATGACCATTATGTTTTTATCAATGAAAGAGGAAAAGCCCAACTTGTATCAAATGAAGGTCGTTGGGTTGTTGAACATATAAAGACAGCCATAATTAAATTTAATTACCAAGTTGATGAAACTAAGAAAAAACTTGTAAAGGACTTTTCAGATAAAGAAATACAAGCTTATATAAAAAAATACGATTCATAATTATGCAAACAAAAGATAAAATTATTGCTGCCAAAAAACGTATAAACGAACTTGAAACCCTTATAAGGTATTGGTCAATGAAAAAAGCTATTGAAAAACAAAGACTTTATCAAATTACTTAAATAATCTTTTTTTTATTTTATTTATTAAATTAGGTTTTTTTCTTACGTCTTTAACTACAAGATTTGCTTCAAGTTCAACTAATCTTCCAAGTAATGATGCAAGAAAAACATCCTGGTGCATCTGATGTCGTACAAGATGTGTACAGTACCTTTTTATATTGTCATAATCTTCACTCTGCATAATTTCTCGACAACGCATTTCAACAGATAATTGCAACTCTGGTGGTGCTGGTTCTATATCAATGTTGAGAAATTTTTTAACGTTCATTTAACTGGAAATAATTGTTTTTCAAGAATGTCAACAGCCCTATCATCAAGAGTGTTGGTTGTTTGTTTACAAATTGCTCTTAATAAATCTACAACAAGACGTTTTACAGTCGTTGTTGTCAAAAACGTCATTAAGATTGGTTTTAAAATTTTAATCATAATTTATTGTGTTACTTTCCAAACATACCAGTATTTGCTACATTTGGCACATACTACCCTAAAGCGGTGGTCATCTCTTCTTAAATGGGTAGTATTTTATGGCAGAAGAACAAGAAGAAAAAGAAGGTACGGATTGGGGCGAAATCTTTGGCCATGCTGTCCGATTTATGATTCTTTGCTGGTCTTTGGCAATGATGACTCTCGGATATATGGACAAGATTCGTAATGATGGTGCGTTTTTGGCCGGATTGACCAGTGGGGTCTTAGGCAGTTATGGTATCTCCGTTAACAAAAAGAAACCTACAAACGCTGCTAAGATAGTGGATAACAAAGACACCAACGTAGGAATCAAATGAAAAAACTATTTGCATTGCTTTTATTTTTTCCATCTGCTGCCTTTGCAGATATAAAACAAGAGTTTGTTACGTCTGCTCAGATTACTGTTGATATGCCATATGTAGTTACAAATAAAGTAGGTACAACATATTCATTAAGTGGAAATAATATTACACCATCTGTAACTGTAGGAGATACAACAACATCTGGAAAGATTGGTGGAATAAATGTTGGCAGTTTATCTGACGGAGTGCCAGCAATGATTCAGACAGATACTTCGATTACAACTGCTGGTTCTTCTTTCTCAAAAACAGAATCGGTAATTATGGGTGATGCCACACCTTCTGCAGTAACACCAAGTTCGGGTATTGCGTCATTACCAGTTTTAGGCGGACAGACCACAATAGGAAGTGGCGGTACTGCAGGCAGTTTAGCACTTACGTCATTGAGTTCAGGTATTCATACCTGCACCGCCGGTGGAAGTGGTACTAGCTGTATTGGTTCTACAAAAGTGACAATCACAATAGATTGAAAAAACTTTGGTTATTACTTATAATATTTTTACCGCTAAGAACCCTTGCTACACCTGTGGTTCCACAGTTTCGTTCAGGTTCGCAAACCACCTCATCAACAAGTCAAAGTGTTATAAATGAAACGATTACATCATACCAATACAGAACTGGTTACTCGTATGCAGCAAGTGGACATAATATCGAAGCTACAACAGGAAGTATCAATCCTACTCCTACGTCTTCATCAACCCAAACAGTTGGAGGGGTAACATTTAATTGGACAAGTCCAAATCTGGAATCAATCCCTCGCTGGCAGATTGCAACAGATGGCGCAGCATTTTCCATACAAGAAACACTCATAACCCCCGGCCTAGACACAGTTACAAACATACAAAGAACCATAACAACTTCAACAACTTCAGAAACCACAAGTACCTTTGGTCAATAATATTTTTACTTTTACCTATAAAGCCTTTATTTGCAAATACAACGGTTAGTAGTCCACAAAGTCAGAGTACAGGGGTAGTTAACAACAATGCCACAATGATAACGCCTTCCAGCCTCCCACAGAACCGCTACAGCCAAGGAATTGTTTGTACATCTCCTAGTCTTACTATTACACCATATCTAACAGATGCATGGTCATTTAACAGACCAATAGAAACTGTTACCAGACAAGCAATCTATGATGAAGATACTGGCGACATAAAATATTACCAAGAAACACCACGATTTGAAAAAGATAACTACAACTTAAATTATGGAATAAGTATGCAGTTCAATATTCCACTTGGTAATGGTGGTGAATTATGTAAAGAAGCAGCAAAGGTAAACATAGAAGCACAGAAACTTCTTATCAAGAAAACACAATATGAAATAAGTTTGTTTAGGTTAGAGCAATGTGCCAAGCAAGCAAAACTTGGGGTAAGCTTTGTTGCTGGAAGTCCTAGTGCAGTAACTTGCCAAGATATTATAATTACAGTACCGCCAAACCAAGTATTACCGCACAAACATATAATTAAAGAGTAGACGAGCAACGGGTATTACACTCATCTACAGATATTTATTTTACCTCTTTTTTTTTCTTGGTCAATTTAGAGATAATCTGTTTTACAAGAGGTTTTACAATATTAATAAGAATCGGAGTGCTAGCGGCAACCACAGCAATAGCAGCAGCATTAGTAATAGCAGGGACATTAGGTATGTACTGCTCGGTAAAGCTGGTGTCCTCATACAAAGTAAT